CTGAAATAGATGGCAAATTAAGAGGTGCTAGAGGTGAAAAAAAGAGAAAACAACAAGTCAAAAAGAAACCCAATAGCAAAAAACCTAAGGTCTTCAAAATTTAGTCAAAAAGTGTTACAATCCAAGAAATTGTACAACCGTAAAAAGGATAATAATGGCTACTTCAGGGACTACAGCATTTGATCTGTCTATAGAAGAAATAATTCAAGAAGCATACGAGAGATGCGGAATGGCTACAACTAGTGGTCATAGTTTGAAATCAGCAAGAACAAGTCTTAATTTGTTGTTTGCAGAATGGGCAAACAGAGGAATCCATTTATGGAAAGTATCATTGCATGAGAATACTTTAGTTTCTGGTCAAGCGGAGTATTCAGTAAGTGCTGGAGTGAGTGATGTCTTAGAAGCTTTTGTATCAACTACTGCTGCAGGTTCAAACACAGCAAGCACACAAGATGTGTCTTTAACTAAAATAGATAGATCTGCTTATGCTGCATTACCAAATAAATTAGCGACAGGTCAACCTTCTCAATACTATGTTGAAAGAGAAACAACTCCTAAAATTTATTTATACCAAGCACCAGATGTAGTTACTTACAAAGTATTGAAATATTACGTAATAAAAAGAATTGAAGATGCAGGAGCTTACACAAATGATGCAGATGTAGTTTTTAGATTTTTACCATGTATGGTTGCAGGATTAGCTTATTATTTAGCTATGAAAAATGCACCACAATTAGTACAACAAAATAAATTAATTTATGAGGATCAATTAAAAAGAGCTTTGGATGAAGATGGTCAAAGAGCATCAACATATATTACACCGCAATCTTTTTATCCTAACGGAGTTTAATTATGGCAAAATGGGCAACAGGTAAAAGATCACAATCAATATCAGATAGATCTGGGATGGCTTTTCCTTATACTGAGATGGTAAAAGAATGGAATGGATCATTAGTTCATTACTCTGAGTTTGAACCTAAGCACCCGCAGATTAGAAGAAGACATTTTACAGCTGATGCAATAGCTTTACAAAATTCAAGAAACATGAAGTTTCAACAACCTATTCAACCATTTATAAATACAAATACAAGCGATGTAACAATCGCTAGTTCTGGTGGAGCATCAGTAGGTGTTGCAAATTTAACACTACCAGGTGATTTTGCTTTTATAACAACAGGTCACCCACCTGAATCTGCAGAAGGAGCAGCTATTACAACAATGTTTCCTGCGGATCCATCACAACAAAATAGAAACAGACAATTAGAAATAACCCTTCAGGGTGTAACAGTGAGTATATCATAATGGCCATAACACATTCAGCATTTTTAACACAAGTAAGAAACTACACAGAAGTTGATCAAAATGTTTTAACTGACCAAATTATACAAGATTTTATACGATCTGTAGAATTAGATATAGCAGGTAAAGTTGATTATGATGATTTAAGAAAGTATGTAACATCTACTTTTACTGCAGGAAACAGATATGTAATTTTACCAGGAGATGCGATAATTGTTAGATCAGTACAAATTATAGATAGTAATAACCTTAGAACTTTTTTAGAAAAAAGAGATACAAGTTTTATATCTGAGTTTGCACCAAACGATAATACAACAGGAACTCCTAAGTATTACGCTAACTGGGAAGATAATGTACAACAAGGACCTGTAATTTTAGTTGCTCCAACTCCTGCAAATGCAGATACAGTTCAAGTTAATTATATCAAAAGTCCACCTCAATTTACTAGTACATCAAATACTTATTTATCTACAAACCAAGAGTCCATGTTATTACATGGTGTCTTAGCTGAAGCATTTAGATTTTTAAAAGGTCCTATGGATATGTACAAACTCTATGAAACAAAGTACAATGAGGAAACACAGAATTTTGCCCTACAACAAATGGGTAGAAGAAGACGTGCGGAGTATGATGATGGTGTACCAAGAGTGGTAATCCCTTCACCTTCTCCAAATAAGCAAATTAATTAAGGAGGCCAATATGGCAATAACAACAAATGCAATTTGTAATTCTTTCAAAAAAGAATTACTACAAGGTAAACACGACTTTGATACTGCTCCGAACGGAGATACATACAAGTTAGCTATGTATACGAGTTCAGCAACTTTAGGTAAATCAACTACAAACTATATAACAGCTAACGAAGTTTCTTCTCCATCTGGAGGCTACTCTGCTGGTGGAAAAGCTCTTGTTAATCAAGGTGTAAAAGTTTCATCATCAGTAGCTATTACTGATTTCGCTGATTTATCTTTTCAAGGAGTTACATTAACTGCAAGAGGTGCACTAATTTATAATACACAAACAGACGGTGGTTCTTCAACTACTGACGCTGTTGCTGTATTAGATTTTGGAAGTGATAAAACTGCAACATCTGGAACATTTACAATCCAGTTCCCTGCATTCACAACTTCTGCAGCTATTTTAAGATTAGCGTAATAAGTTAAAGGATATGAATGTCAAACACATGGGGTGCACTTAGTTGGGGACAGGGAGATTGGGCCGGTCAAGGTGATGTCTCTCAAAATCTAACAGGTATAAGTGCATCCTTTAGTGTTGGACAAGTTGTTTCTGATGCCGAACTACAAATAGGTTGGGGTGGAGACACATGGGGCGAAAACGAATGGGGTGATCTATCTGGATCACAACCAGTAGCTGTAGGATCACAAGCTACTTTCTCAATAGGTTCTGTTTCTGAATTAATTAATGCTGACGCAACTGTAACTGTTACAAACGTTGGCCAAATGGCTTTTGGAGCACCATCTGCAATAGGTGGAACTTCTATCAATCAAGACGTTACAGGACAACAACTTACATCATCGATGGGTGATGAAACAATTAACATTGGTGTTAACATTACAGGTATCGCAGCAACATATAGTATTGGAGCTGCAACAGTTGATGATTCAACTTTAACAGGTATTGGTTGGGGTAGAGGATCATGGGGAGAGTTTGCTTGGGGTGTAGCATATTCTGCTTTAGCTCAAGGACAACAATTAACTTCTACTTTAAACTTCCCAGCTACAGGTGCATTTACTGATGTAAACGTAAGTGTGTCTGGTCTTGAATTAACATCTACTTTTGCAAGTCCATCATTCTCAATTACTATCGACCAAGATATTTTTGTATTAGCTACTGAAGATCAATTAGATGCTACTGCAGGATCTGTAGCAGATGTGACGGGAACAGCTACTTTAGATGTAACAGGCAGTCAGGGAACGTTATCAGTAGGAAACCCAGAAGCAGGTTTATTCTTAGATATACCAGTAACTGGAGTACAACTTACTTCGACACTTGGAAACTTCAGTCTACAGCAATCTACAATTGAGCCAGTAACTGGGCAACAATTAACATCTTCTTTAGGAACTGCTGATGAAGTGCCGGATCAAATTGTTGGAGTCAGTGGTATTCAATTATCAGGATCTGTTGGACAAATCACAATGACTGGAGATGCTCTTGTACAGCCTACGGGCGTGCAGTTGACTTCTTCAACAGGAAGCCCTAATATTACAGCCTGGCAGGAGATTGACCCTGGAGTAAATAATGTTTGGACAGAGGTTGATTTGGCAGCATGATTAATGTAAAATCAATAATTATTTAAGGAGAATTTTTTATGGCATCAAGTTATTCAGCAGACCTCAAACTAGAATTGATGGTAACCGGTGAGAACGCTGGTACATGGGGTGAT